ATTTTCACCTGCCTGAAATAATTAAGCATTTCAGCAGATACATCAACAGTCGGGTCAGTTTCGGTATTATCCCAAAAAACACGGGTGTTAAAAGCGTTCAACTTTGAGCCAAGTGTAACGTTTCGGAAAGCAGGGCGGGCGATATTTTTTCCAATGATTCGCATTACTCGGTAATTACATAATTTACGGTTCCGGTACCTGTGCCGCAATCGAGGCGGAGTTCCATTTCGGGGTCGGCATCGAAGGTGCGAACCAGGGCAACACCGGATGTTAGGGTTTCGGTTATGTCGCCGCTTTCGTTTGCCAGGGTGCCAAACCTGGTTCCGCTTAACGTACCTTTCAGCGTTACGGTTATGGATGCAGCGCCGAGGTCGGAACTGAATAGTTCGAACGAAAACTTGTTTCCGTTGGGCTTAAATTTTCCCTCTTTGGGGATTATAAGCGAACTTGCTAAATTTATACTTCCGGTTTTCATATTCTTATTTTTTAATCTTCAATTTTGATGGCTGTAACCCGCATAAACAGGAACATATTCAGTTTTTCAATTTTCAGGATGTTATAGTTTTCGGCGTTATAAAGAATTTGGTATTTTGAGTTGATGGCGGAATCGTAAAACGTGGTAAAGGAATATGTTTCGGTGTACTGAACACGGGAAGCCACCGGCATTTCGTCGATTGAAACGGGTGTAACCTCGGCAAAGTCGGTTTTATATGTTGCAAACGACCGTGTGGTTTGTCCGAACGAATCCTTTGTGGCCGTGGGCGCTTTCCAGGTAATTTGTTCGTTAAAATTTCCGCTATTTATTGTTTCCTTTTTCATTTCTATTTTTTTTGAAAACCCTCCCGCTCATTAGCGGGAGGGAAATCCAAAACAAATCATCAATCAACTAACTTAAACCAAAAATCAATAAACACACGACTATTCTACTCGTTATACAAACGGTAATTTCTTAACAGGTTTTTGCTGGCTGTTGGGAACTGTCTTACTGAATCGGTAGGATTCACAAAAAATGCACCAGCGGCCATATACACGGCGGCGGTAACATCTTCAGGTAACCCGTTTACGTGGCCAACGGTGAACGTAATTTTAACGGCATCGGGCCGGTAAGCGTAAACCGAAGGCGTGTTTAAAAAGTGAACTTCGGCCGGTTCGGAAACGGTATCGATATAATAATCGGTTCCTGAAGTCATTTGAACTTCATCGTTATCGTTATTGAAATAAACGACCGAGTTAATTCCGGTTACCGGTGATTTTCCGATTAAAACAGTTTCGGAAAAATCGGTTAACTGAAGTTCCCAGGTTTGGGTTTTAAACTGACGCCCGGTGAAAAGCTCCGCTTCATTAATTGCAGCTTTCAGAAACAGTTCGATGGTGTCATCCTTACCATCGGCATTAAAATTTATGGCATTTTTAAACCCTGAAACAGAAACGGGCAACTCATTACCGGACGAAATCAGTTTATAGCTCATTTACAAACAACTTAATTTTTTCGGCTGTACGTTTTCCAATACCATCGAAATCGGTTAAAACATCGATGGCGTTTTTTACATCTTCGATGGTTTCCAGTCCGTTATCGAACAGCAGTTCGCGGGCCGGAATACCTTCAGGCAAATGGTTTACCTGTTCAGTTCCTTCGGTTTCTGGAATCATAATCGCCCATCCTGCGTTTACCAGCCTGGCAGCGCGTGAATCGGGCAGTTCGGCCACATCATTTTCAAAATAGGCCAACCCCTGAACCGGACGTAAGAATTTGATTTTCATTTTTATTAACTTATAAGTTAATTTTTCATCGTAAAACTACCTTTAACCACCTCCGGCCACGTAAACGTGGCCTCGTCCTCCTGCCTGACTAACCAGGCAAGAGGACAAAACTCACGGAAGGGATTATGTGGTCAACGCGTCCTTCATTGCGGCGAAAGATTCCGGGTTACGGAGCGCCACATCTGCAAACTGGTTCAATACTAGTTTAATTTCATTGTAATCGGCGCGGGTAAACGGGTCAACGATAATATCGAGGCCTCCCCACATTCCCATAAACAGTTCGGAGAACGAACCGAAAATGATAGCCGAGCAAACGCCCGTACTGTTACCTTTGTCGAGGTTGGAAGGTACGGCATTGGTAACATGAGCCGGGTAACCGTTCATTCCCTGACCGTCCCAGACATAACCTGAAACGTTGGAAGATTTTAGGGTTTGTTTGAGTTTACCGCGAACTTTGGCGTTGGTAAGGTACGCGGTGTTTCCGAACTCGGCGTTATCGATTGCCACGGCACTTTCGAGGTTCACAATATCGGCCCAATCGGGAGCGGCACCGTTGTCGCCACCAACCACTGAGCCAATACCCACATAGTTGAGAATACCGGTAGGCTGGTTGTTTGAACCTGAACCGTTAATGGCGGCAGTTTGCAACCCGTGTGCAATAGCTTTCACCAACTCATCGCGAATAAGGCGCTCGGCCAGGTTATTGGTTTGAACCAGCAATTGTTTTGTAATTGCACCGGCCACCATCAGGTTTTTCGGGGTCATGGTAACTTTGGTGAACGCTTCTTTGGTGAACGAAACGTTTGAACCTTCGGCAATCCATGAAGCGGTGAAAGAACCACCTTTCAACAACGGAAGGTTACCTACCAGGCCGGTTAAAAAGGTTGCACCGGCTTTTTGCAAAACCAGTTGGTTTTTCAGGCTTTCGATAAACTGGAAAGGCATATCCTGTAACAGATAACCTCCGTCGCCTTCAGTTGTAACGTTTTGCCCGGTGGCGGCGCGGTGGCTCAATACGATGGAAGGAACCACAAACCCTTTGGTTTCGAGGCCAAGATTCTGACGCTCTTTTATCCCTTCTTTCAGCATTTCACCCTCGATTCCGTCAACGGCATCGATGTTTCCGTTGTTTTTTACCAGGATTTTGATAGCGCGAGCGAACGAGTATTTGCCGAGGTCGCGTTCATCCTTAGGGGAAATTTCCTGCCCTTCCTGAGCGGCTTTTTGTGCGCGCCACTGTTCGTTTTTCGTTTCCAGGTCGATTTCTTCGGTCAACCCTTTAAGCGTTTCATACTTGTTTTTCAGCTCTGAAGATTCTTCGGCTGAACGGTTATCCTTAGAGACTAAAGCATCGATTTCAAGCTCTAAGGCCGCTTTTTTTTGTTTTAACTCATCTGATTTTTTCATTTTTATGAAAATTTATAATTAAACTTAGCCTCTAAGGCCTTTTATTTCTTTGAATTAATATTTGTTTGTCGAGTTCGAGTTGTTCAATACGGCTTTTTAACCGTGTGTTTTCGGTTTCGAGTTCGGAGTTCCGGGTTTCAAGTTCGGAAATGCGCGATTGCAAATCGCGCGTCCCAAATTTTCGGCGCATGGCGTTCGGGTTTGAGGGAATGTTTACAATTGAAAATTCAAGCAATTCAACTTCGCCAAAATAGTAGGTGGGGCGTTTCCCGTTACGGGCTTCTTCGCCTTCGCCGTAATCGCCGGGTGTGTTTTCAATAAACCCAACTGAAGTGGCTTTCAGGCTTCCGTGCAACACCTTTTGGAAAATCTTTTCGGCTTTGGGGTTTATTTCAGCGGGTTCGAAGGTTACACGGCCAATCAGTTTACCATCTTCAACAAAAGCGTGGCCGGTACCTATCACATCGTCTGGGTCGGACGGCATAAAAAAGCCATCGCCGTAAACTTCGTGCTGGTAACCAACTATTCCGTTCCGGTTAAAATTTTCGAGGTTCCACGCTTTTAGCGGGATAACTGTACCGTGGCGGTCGCGACTTTCGTCGGAAATAATAAAATCGACGGTACGGGTTTCTTCCGCTGTTTTGCGGTCGAACGCGCGAACGGTACCGGTTAAATGGTTCAGTTCGGGCAATACTTCAACATCAAAAGTTTCATTCTTTGTTTCCATCGCTGGTATTGTTTAATTCATCTTTAATCATATTTTTCAACATATCTGAAAGTGTCATATTGGTTGGAACAAGGTATTCATCAAGCCCATCAACCGGGTTCAGATTTTCTAAGTTGCGGACTTCGTTCCGGTTCAACCAACCGTTCATAATCGCTTTGTTGTAAAATTCGGCTTGTGTTTTCAAATCGCCCCGGAGTATTCCGCGGAGGTCGAACTTCACGTTCATTACTTCGCGTTCTGAACCTGTAAAAAGTTTGGTTTCAATTTCTGTTTCGAACCGTTTACATTCGGGGCGGAGGCCGTATTTTACAAATTGAATATCTTGCTGTTCGGTATTGCTGAAGGTTGAATGGCTGTGTTCGGATAACAGGGAAACCGGGACCTTCCAAATACGGGCGGCATCCTGTATTGAAAAAATACGGGACTGTATCACCTGGGCGGCATCGGGATTAATGGAAATGGGTTTGTATTTTAGGCCGTATTCCAGTATTTGGGTAGAATGGTTTGCTGAATTGTTCAGCCTTTTGGCTAATTTACTGTATTGTTCTTCTCCGAGTTCTCCATCCATTTCGAACACCCCGCGGAGGGCGCCTTTACGCTCGAAATATTCGCCTGAAAATTTCTGACCGGCCAGCGCTAAACCAATTGCCTGGGCGTGGTAGCTTATGGGGTCGATTCCGATAATACCATCCTTAGTGAACATTTTGAAATGAAGCATTTCGTCGGCGGCGTAGGTTCCGATAAAATCGCCGGAAAGGACTTTGTAAAAAATCCGATTATCTTTTTTAACAACTTTGATATTGTTTGGCAGAATGGGCCATAAATGTTTCGGGGTTCCGGCCCCGTTGGATTCAATGAGTGAATAACCGTTCCCCCAACCGGCAACATGGCTTTCCATAAGTTCCCAGAAGGTAAAATCGGTCATGTGTGGGTTTGGCTGGTAATGGATTAGTTTGTAAACAGGATGGTTTTTTTCCTCCTTTTTACCGGTGGCTGTTTGTCTGAACACGGCTTTTGGCAGTGAGGCCATATTTTCGGCTTTTATGGAAATGGCAGCGAAAGCGCCTGTAAAAGTTAGGGCTGAATCGTGGTTTACAGAAACACCAGCGGATTCAGCCCCTAGATATGAAGGTATGTATTTATCTGAAGGACCTACAACCAGGCTTCTTTGTTCGTTATTAACCGGCTGATAGCCAAATTTTTCAAGTATATTTTTGATAACGCCCATTCAAAGTAAAGTAAAATTACTTTACAAAGTAAGGTTGTTTGTTTTAGTTTATCAATACAACAATGTTGTATTTTTAGAAAAAAGCCGGAATAAATTTACGGTTTTCAATTTTTATCCCGGTTATCCGTTTAGCCTGGTATTGAATTGTGCGTTTACTTTTCCTTTTAATAGATGCAACAGTTGAGCAACTGGCCACCTGGCACGTATCAATTATTATTTGCGCAATTGCGCAAGCCTTAGCCGGGTTTTCAAAACACAAATTTTGTATTTTATTAATTTCTTGCGGTGTAAGTTTCTGATTCATAATAATTTATCTTGGTTGCACGGGTGTGCATTACTTATACAACTACGTTATAAAACATTTGCCGACACACGCTCGAAATAGAACACTATCGGTTTTATTGTTTCGTTTACTAATCCGTATCTTTTTGCTATCTTGTATTGAGTGTTAACTTCATTCAAGTGTTTCATAAAACCACTTATCAAATTTCTAAACTCTTCAATACTCATAGAGTGTTTGTTTATGTTACAACTCGGACAACTTGGCATTTGGTTTTCAATATTAAACCTTTCTGGATGTAAGCAATCACCAGTAGCCTTAAATTTTCCCTTATTTTTATCGTATGTGAAATTTCTTCGTACTGGTTCAAGTTCATCAACGTGCCATCCTTTTTGCAATAATTCTCCACAATAAGCACATCGCCCATCATATTTTTTAAATATTATTTCTCTGTTTTTTTTAGAAACTGCCATCGCTCAAAAACGTTTTATAACCCCGTGTATAATTCATGCAGGAGGTTGTGGTTAATATTAATGTTTATTTCTCGTATCATCGTTTTGTGCTTCTTGAAAGTGCATCGCTTCGTATCCTGCACGAAATCATACACGGATACCGTTAATCATCCCTCCGGGTTCTGAAGCTTTTAAAATTGGAATACCGGCGCTGGCCGGTTCCGGCCTGGTATTCTTTTTCGAGGCGTTCGTAAACCTGTTCATGTGTAACAGTTGGATTTTGCTTTGATAAACTGGCATAATCTTTCCAAAACAGGTTTACAAATCCTTTTTTTGTAAGCATTTGTATTTGACGTTCGGTCAGCATACAATAAATGATTTTTTATTTGAACTAAATTGTTGGTATGGTCGCCCTAAAAAGGCGGCAGTTTTCATTGCGGTTTCTTTCTCTGCTTTCCGATGAGTGTCATCGAAAATAACAGGGATGTTTGTTCTAAACAGGTGAATATTTTCGAAAAATTTATGGCGGCCAATGGTTCCGGGTGGACCGTCTATTAGTAATAAATCGTATTTTTCGGGCAACTGTTTTTTTAGAATTTCCACATCGTACCAACCTGATTTAATGGGCGCGTGGATGTAGTTTGAACGGGAAAGCCCGATAAATTTTTCATCGTGTTCGACTGAATAAACGGTGTAATACTTACATAGTTCGATGGTACCGGATCCGCTTCCGAGTTCGAGAATTACTGAACCTATGGGAATATTTTCGCCAATCCAGGCAAACAGTTGTTCGGATATAGAGAACCCATTTAAATTTTTGTTCATTTTTCCCAGAATTTACGTTTATCCCAATCAATCCGCGACGGGCGGATGGTAATAATTTTTTCGTACAACCGCGATGCTTTCTTCAGTTCTTCGTTTTTCATGTGGCGGTAATCGGAATGGGTACCGGCATCGGCGCCAATATGGTTGGAATCGTACCCTTCGAGGTAAAAATTTACGAAACCGGAGGTTAACAGGCGGTTGTTGAACTCAGAATCCCATAATCCGTATTTGGATAACTCGACAAAATAACCGAGTTTTTTAAATATTTCGAACGGGAAAACCCAGGAACCGAACACGCGGGCGGGCGTGTAGCACTGTATTTTAGTGTTAAACGGTTCGCGGTCTTTTTTCAGGTTGCCCCAATTGAACCCACACAAACCGGGCAACATGGATAATTTACGCATTTGGTTGAATTTCTTTTTGGCCTCTGAAAGCCAGCCCGGTTTAAGTTCTATATCGTCATCGAGTTTGGCAATGTAACCCACATCAGGAATATTTTCGTCGATAAATTTCAGCATTTGGTTTAATGATGCTGAATTTCCAACGTTTTCAGGGTTAAAAAAGGCGTGTACTTTACGCGGGGGCACTTT